TAATATCAGCCACTAGGCTCCTCCTTTAAATTAAGCTAATCTCAATATAGCAGCAGATGTTGTGAATGCCGGAAACTGAACTGTAAATGTTCCTGAAGTTGCAGTTTTGTCTCCACCAAAATCTAACACAGCCACTGCATCAGTAGTATTTGAACCACCATCAGTTGTCGTATTATAAATTAAAGCACCTCTAGCTGTTAGAGTGACACCTACAAAAGATAAGTCAGCAAAATCTGTAATAGCCACAGATGAAGAAACTTTTACACCCTGGTTAACTAAAGCTTTACCACCAGCAGAATAACCTGACGGAGATGATACTTCGTTTGCAGTTGCATAATTCGTAGTTGATTTACCTAATGTAGCAGAACTTGTATACATCGCTAACTTATACGTGTCAGATGATGTGTCAAAGTCATGCTTTCCTTGTAGTAATTCTTTTTTAAAAGAATCACAAATTGCATTTGTTGTTATTGCCATTATTGGCCTCCTTTAATAAGTTGTGTTTGGACTAGGACTAGGTATTTTTACTCTTGGAACACCATCATCATATTCCGCACGTCTTCTTCTACCCATTTGTTGTAGGGCAAAATTTTGTATCTCTTCATTATACTTGTCATTATATAATTTGTACATATCCATGGGCCCTTTTAAAAACCTAAAACATTCGGATAAGACACCGTGCAATAGCATAGATTCTTGATATGTAGATAAAAAAGTATTGGTAGTAGACGTGAAATTTGGTGCATCTTTTATGTAGTTTATTTGCACCGTATCAGCTGTTGCAGGAGTTGGAGCTACAATAATATTAAAATCATCATAATTAGCGTAATACTTAGGAGTGCCTTGTCTACCAGTGCCATTAAATTCAGAAATAAAACTTGTATCTCTTTTTTCTAGAAAAGTTCTGTTACCACTAGAATCCACGAATTCTACTGATCGTAATATTAATAAATCAGATGGTAAAGAAACAGCTCTGTTACCCGCTGTAAAATTTGATGTGGCATATTTTCTAAGATCATCGTAATCTACTTTACCCGCCACATCTAACTCTACGTTTCTTATAAATTCTTGTATTTGTGAATCAGATAATACTGTGCTTCCAACCTCTGTATAGTTTCTTATCTGTGTTAAAAAATTTGCGTGTGTTATTGCCATTATGTTATACTAACTCCTACGTTTCCAATTAAAGAAATTAATTCTCTTCTTCTGTTTTGTAATGATGGATCCTCAGGAACCATACTATGTATTGTAGTAGTGATTCCATTAGTTGTTACTTCAAACTCTTGTGTTTTAAAAGCAAAGTCTCCAGGTAAAGTTAAATTTGCTATACCAACAGATGCACCTCCAGAATTAGATGATGTAACATCGTTTTGAAATTCAACAGTTGGTTGTTGGAATCTTTGTGGTCTTGCGTTTTGTAATGCAATTGCATCTGTAACAGCTTGTCTTCTTCTAATTTGAGGATGTTTAGGCTCAAACTCTGATATATGCACAAAAGAACCATTCCATTCTTTTACCATTTCAGTATAAGGAAAAGCCTGACCTGATCTGTCAGAAATAGCTAAAGCTTTTTTACCTGTTGCATATTTTCCCATATTTATACTCCACTTGGATAAAATGATTGTGGTGATAGATAGACAGATGTTCTTTGACCATCTTCATCTAACGCTCTTTTCAATTCATCTTCATAAATTAATTTGTTTTGTTGTACTAATTGTGGCGCTACTTTCATAGCGAGATAATACGCCAATCCTGCACACATACATGGCAAAAATCTATAAACAACATCTGCATCATTATGATACCCACCTGCATCTTCTATTCTTTTTAATACATAATATTTTAAAACTGTATATGTGCTTAAGTTAGGAGCTTGATATAAATAAATTTTTGGTGTTGTTTGTCTTTCGACATAATATTGTGAAGGTTGTCCAGTTGCTAATTTGTTTGGTAGAGCTGCATAAGCAGACCTGTCTATTTTTGTTAAAGATATATCTTGAGTGTTTGCATTATCAGACGCTGTCGCTGTTGATGAAATAAAAGCTTCTAAAACATCACTTACGTCAGAGGCTACAGAATACTCTGCTTGTCCCGATACCAAAGCTGATTCATTTAAATCAACTTTCCACAAATGAATACCTCTATTACCCCATTCAGAAAAAAGAAGATTTAAACTTCTTCTTGCAGATTTTAAATCATAACCTGAAGTGGTTGTTATAGAACATCTTTGATAACCCTCTTGAATAATATCATCAATGTTTAAATTAAATCCTGTAGATCCTGATGTTGCCATGTTAGTTTAATTTTTTCCTTTGTGTTTTTCTGTTAATCATTTCCGTGGCTTTTCTTTTTATGCTTTGACCATAATCAAAAACACCTCTTCTTAATTTTCTTCCTACTTTTGTCATATCTTTTCTTCCAGTTTTTCTAGCTTCTTTAACAAGAAATTGAGACATGTCTAAAAGCCTAGAAGCTTTAACTCTTTGTGTATCCATTTTTTGCAAACCTCTTAAAAATTTTTTATCTTTTGTAGATTTTTGAGCTTTTTTACTTTTGTATGCTTTGCTTGTTTCTGTTAAGGCTTTTTTTCTTTCAGCTTGATATGGCTTTGACTTTATCATTTGTCTCATACCTTTAATTCTTAAAAGACCACCTAATAGCATTTGTTTTTTGTACATTATTAAATTCCTTTTAAAAATTCTCCATAATAATTTTCATAACTTTTATTTGATATATAATTACCATCTAACTCAGATTTTATATAACTTCCTACATAAGGTTCCTTAACTTTCATTTGAGCATCACCAGGAGCTTTAGAAGTAGTTTGTTTGAACATGGCTCTACCCATTGCTGCTTTTTCTACTCCTTTAATTTTTCCTTTATTTTTTGTGGCATAGAAAATTTGTTCACCTTTTTTGTTACCATATTCACCTTTCATGGCTTTCATAATTTTCCGACCTTTTTTTGTAAGTGGCATGTTTCTCCTTTTTCCGATTATATAATCTCTTGGATTCTATCACTTTTGGTTTATAAGTTCTAGACCTTAGTTTTTTAGCTATTGGATTTTTTGACATTTTGTATATAGTTTTTAAACATGACCGAAATAGATAATTTTCTCAACACTAATATATGTAAGTATTTAATAGATTTCTTTGTATCATATAAAGGTAAATTAAAACAATATGGAGATCGTAAAATAATACAGCTTTTGGAAATACAAACAGATGATAAGATTATTTTAGATATTATAACTTTATATAAAAAAATCAGACCTACCCAAAAACTTAATAATATAGAACTTATTTGTTGGCCAGGAAAAGGTTCACATAATTGGCATAATGATATTATATATTATGATGAAACAACAATTACTTATCTCAATGATAATTATGTAGGGGGAAGAACTTGGGTAGATAAGTATGAAGTACAACCAAAGACAGGTAAATTAATATTGTTTGATTCTAATATAGATCACATGGTTACAGATTTAAAACAAAATCATAGATATGTTTTAGTTGCATAGGATAAAATATTACAATATATTACCAATCTAGAGTACCAGGAAAACTTCAGGAGGGAGGATATTAGCGATAAATTAGGATCTTTGACAGTAGATAAACATGTATTAGATCATGAAATTTTTATCCATTTAAAACAAACTATACTCCAGGAGATTGAAAATTTTCTACATAGAAGTTTAATTATAAACAAACCTTACCAAATATTTCAATCTTGGATAACAAAAACACCCCCAAACTGTAAATCTAATTATCATACACATACAAGTGTTTTTTCTGGCGTTTTCTATTTGGATACAATTCAAAATTCAGGAGAGCTAATGTTTAATGATTTTAACGCCAAACATATTTTTGATGAAGATGAATTTTTACATGGCAATTATTTAAACGCACAAAAATGGGTAATTGATCCAAAAGATGGTTTATTAGTTATGTTTCCAAGTCATGTACACCATAAGATAAGTACAAATCTATCAAACCAAGATAGATACTCATTAGCTTTTGATATTACAAAATTATGACCTTAGAAAAAGATTATTATTCAATTTTTAAAGTAAAAAACCATGCAAAGCATAAAGAAAATCTTATAAATTTAATAAAAAAAATACCAAAAAATAAATATGATAATATAAGTCACACGGATTGGAATTTATCTGATCAAACAAAAAAGGAATGGCAAAAATATTTTTTAAATAACATATTCGATCAATGGAGTAAATTTTTTAATCAAAAAACAAAACAACAAATAATTTTACATAATTTTTGGTTTCAATGGTATGACGTAGGTGATTACCACAATTGGCATGTGCACACTGACACTCATTTTACAAATGTTTATTATTTAAGTTTGCCTAACCCAAATCTAAAAACTTCTATATTAGCTTTTAACAAAGAAAAAAACATAAAAGTAAAAGAAGGTCAAATTTTAACTTTCCCTGCTTTTTGGAAACACTGCTCACCAAGAAACATTTATTTCGATCCAAAAATTATTATTAGTTTTAATATTGATTTAGACTAAGTCCTTAGCCTTTCCTAGTACAGGTTTATATTTTGTTTTTCCTTCTGATTTGTAAGCGTGTAAGAATGATGCTCTTGGTGTCCCCTCTATCCAACTAGCATGAATCCATCCGCTATTAGGTTCACCAGGAGTGTAGAATTCGAGGATCAATTGATCTGGTGTAAGGTTGTCCTTAATCCAATCAAATAGTTCAGCGTTGTCCACGCCAATACATTCGAAGTCTGCGGCTTCAGCTTTGGCATGCTGCGATCTTGCTGAGCTACCAATGGCTTCACATAATTCTGCGCTACGGTATCCACTGGTCACCTTAACTCTGCCAAAATGGTCACGTACTGGCTGTAAAATATTTTCACATAATGCTTTTAATTTTTCTATTTGCTCTGCGTTTGGATTATTATTTATGCCTTTACGTATTGCAGTGTCTGATTTAATCAGCTCTGATAAAGTAAAATTACGACTTAGATTCATTTTTCCCTCCATTATTTTCAAAACTTAAATCCTCTGCTTGTTCTTTTTTTTCCATTTGATAAAACATTTTATCTGAATCCTCCGTTACCATATCCGTAGCTTCTGCATCCCAGTAAGTACTTTGGACTTTATAGTCAGGCCAACTGTTATCAGTAGTGTAACTATTAACATGCCACAGAATACGGTTATTAGGCTGAGCTGCATAATTACCGTTAGTAAGAGCCAATATATGCGCACACTTATGTTCTTGAGGTATTTCAGAATGTTCCACATCAATAATATTGGTGTCAGGATGAGCCCAGTCAACAGTGAATAAATACTGTCCGTGATAAAATTTTTTATCAAGACCAAGATATTTCCCATTTAAACCATCCAACCAATCAAAACAATGAATACTAGGCCAATAACTAAAACAATTCCATAATTCCAATTCACTAACTTGCATATCTTTAACGTTTTCTCTTTCAAAATTTTTTTGGAAAAAAGCTGATATAGGTAACCTCCAGTAACAGGCACCATTCGGCAACATAATATTAAATAGTAAAGCACGACCTGAAATAGAGCTAAGACCAAAGATAACACATTCACTAGACTCTCCTTGATGTTTTTTAAGATCATACAAATATTCTTTTCTAACTTTACAATATATTGGAGGAATGTTTGCGTTCAGATAAGCCATGTTTATATTTTTCTCTCCAATAATTTTTTCTTTCTAGAATTCTTATACGTTTTTCTAGTATATCAAATCCTAAAATTTTTTTTATAAATTGTATCATTCTATTATTAATTTTTTAATGCTTTTACTACCGTCAATATTGTCCTCTAATTCTGCTTTACCCTTCCAACATTTATATGTAACCGATTCTGAAAATTGTCTCTCAGCTTCACGTTTGCCTCGTAAACATTTTGCCATTGAGGGTTGCAAACGAGCCTCTTTGATTTCTCCGTTTACAAACATAAGTAATCCTACAACAGCTTCTATCATTGAGAGTAACTCCCATTTTTATAGCCAATCTCACGATTAGCATCTTTTAATTTTTCTATGTCTTGCAAAACCTTGTCCATCTGCTTTGTTAAAAACTCAATGTTTACTTTATTCAAAGCCATTGATTCAATATGTTTATTTAAACGATCCGTGGTCTTGTACAAATCCTCCAACATCATATACTGCTCAGAATCTGCAGGCAGTGATCCCATCTGTCCACGTGGCCATTTAATTCTAAATTCTGTATTCTGATCAACGTCCTGTTCCATTATCTTTATCTTGGTGTCAGCAATATTAAGACGTTCTATAATTTGAAAATAACCCATCGTGCCGAGTGCTACGATTATGATCAGGCTGGCAACCGTCTTCATTGGCATCTGTACGGCAGCTTCTTCAGATATATTTAAAGGTTTCTTAGTCATTTAATTTTGGTTTTGGTAAGGGTATTATAATATCTTTTTTATCTAGTTTCAACGTAGCCTGGGGTGCTGGCCTTACAAACAAGGCCAGCAAGCACAGTAAAAATATTAGTAATGCTGTAAATCTGTAATTCATTACAACCCTTCTTCATTAACTAACCCAAAACCAGCTTTTTATTTTTTCCCATAATTTTTTTAACATTTTTATCTCCTTAATTTTTTAATTGAGAAGCCTTTATTTTACCTTGAGCATAAAGTTTTTTCAAATCACCCTTGGTCATTTTATGTAAATTTAATTTAGGTTCTTCAGGTTTTTTTATCTCCACATCTATTTGTTTTTTTGGAGTAAATAATGATTTTATCCATTTTAACATTTCCATCTCCTTCTTGCTTGTCTTAATCTTGAATTCGGATCTTTAGCAGCTTTAGGAAATTTTTTCATTTGCCCTGCTGACCTTGCGCAAAAACTCTTTCTACGTTTAGCAGCTTTCGAGCCAGGTTTTACTTTACCCGTCACGGCTGTTTTTAATTTTGAACCAGGGTTTGCTCTTCTATATGCAGCAACACCGGCTCGTGTCATTCCAGCACCTTTTTTAGTGGGTCTAAAATTTTTTTTATTTCGTGGAGGCATTACATCTCCTCCACGACTAAAACGTAAAATTTCTGTGCCGTATAATTTTTTAAGCATCAAAATATACAGTTACTGAATTACAACTAACTTCTGAAAAACTGATGTAAGCACCATCTTTGTATAAAATTCCATCTTGAGGAATGTTTACTGTACTGATATCACCTTCGGTTGCTGTTGTTCTCAAGGTCAATTGAGTAGTACCTGAAATACTTTCGTTTTTTACTTCAACACTGCCAATAGCACCTCCTGATGCTACGTTAGCTTGTCTTACCCTTGTTCTTCCTGCAAAAATAGAACCAAAAACTTCAGCAGTCATTCCTAAAGAAACGTTAGCTGCAGGTTGTGCGCTAACAGTAGCTGAAGTTATTGTCAAAAAAGCACCTGTAGTTCCAGAAGTTGTCGTAGCTGAACCTGGTAAAGTAATTACTTCAGTAAGAGCGTCTCCATCTTCATCTGTTCCAACAATGGTTACCGTTTTTCCACCATCACTTGATCCGGAAGTAGTAGCCGTAATTTTTCTTGCAGTATTTGTTCCAAAGGAAGAATTAGCTAAAGTAAACGTAGTTGTTGGTCGAGCAGCTACCGCAACATATGTTGCAGAAGAAGCGTTCGAGTCGATAAAAGTTTTCGACTTTACGTCACCCATGTACATATTTATTCTCCTATAGTTTGTGGCTCCCGAAGGAGCCACTAATTATTATATTTTACCAATTAATTCAGAACCGTTTCTGTTTTGAGTACAAGTAATATAATCTAACTTAGTTACTCTTTGACCAGAAGCAGAAGCTGATACTGAAGCTGCAAACATTTGCATGTCATCAGTGTTGATATTTGATGTAACAGTAGATGCTAACTCTCTGTTTACAAAAAATTCAACTTTTCCAGCTCTATCAACTCTAAAACCAACTGTATCATATGAACTATCAGTAATAGTGTATGCAGTATGTTGAACTTGATTTGTTCCAGAACCATCTTTAGTTACAAATCTGTAAAACTGTTCACCATTGTTAGACTCAATAGAGATTCTGTTTGCAGATCTCCATCCAGAAGTTCCTACAAAAGTTTCAACTAATCCAGTTCCGTAGTCAGTAGCGTTAGCATCATTATTTTGTATTCTTGCTTCATACCAAATAATTGTTCCAGGGTTAGTGATCGCCCCAGTGCTATCTCGAGTTTCTGCTACTGCTTGAAAAGTGTTAGCAGTTTTTACTAAAGCTAATCCATTATTATCTGTAGTATTAGCTGAAGTTAAAGTTACTGCTCCACCTACCTCGTTAGATATTCCAGCTGCTGCTCCCCCATCTGCAATAGATGTTGACCATTCTGATGAAGGTAATGTGTTATAAATAAAATCATCTTTATAACATATGTAGTTTGGATTGTTATCTACTGGTAAATCTCTGAACCATTTTTTATTGTTATTCAAACCAGCAAACATTACTGCGTTTGTAAAGTGTGTTCCTGCCATAATTTTCTCCTTTGTATAGCGTTGATTATGTAGTCTCTATACCGTCTGCCTAGCCAGTCTACATAATAATTTTATCTAGGTTTTAATATTATACATAAAAAAAGGGGCGATGTGAACACCGCCCCTTAATATTCAATTGATATGCTATTTATTAGCTAGTTGGTAAATTTCCGTTACCAAATACACATCTTGGATCAGAAAATCCAAAAGAGTATCTTTCTCTTGCCT